CGGTACGCTTACAAATACAACTGGTTTCCCTGCTGCAAACTTAGCAGGAACTGCTTTACCTTCAGCGATTGTTTCCTCCAGCCTTACCTCTGTCGGCACAATCGGCACTGGCGTATGGCAAGGATCATTAATTGCTGCTACTTATGGCGGTACAGGTCAATCAACAGTAACTACTGGCGATTTGATTTATGGTTCCGCAACAAATACATGGTCAAAATTAGGAATTGGAGCCACAGGCACAATTCTTAGGGTAGTAAGTGGATTACCTGCTTGGGGTACTGATTACACCGGAACAGTAACTTCTGTAAGCGGTACTGGATCAATAAACGGCATTACTTTAACTGGCACTGTTACTTCAAGCGGAAGCTTGACATTGGGCGGTACACTTTCAGGAATTGCAAATAGTCAACTTACAAATAGTTCTATTTCGATCAATGGAAACTCTGTTTCTTTGGGTGGTTCTTACACCGTTACTCCGGCAAACGTAAGCGATCAAGCCAATACCTCTACGGGTTATTTTTCTTTACCTTTAGGTACAACTGCTCAACGACCTACTCCTTCTCAAGCTGGTGGTGTTCGTATGAACTCCAACACAGGAACTCCTGAGTGGTATTCTTCTGTTGCTTCTGCATGGGTTGCGTTTAATGCTGCAGCTCCTTATCTTGTAAACTATTTAGTAGTTGCAGGTGGAGGCGGTGGAGGCGGTACAGGTAACGGATCAAACATCGGCTACGCTGGTGGAGGCGGTGGTGGTGCAGGTGGTTTAAGATCCACAGTTACTGCTACAGGTGGTGGTGGTACTTTAGAATCTGCAGTTTATTTTGTTTCTGGTACAACGTACACTGTTACTGTTGGTGCTGGAGGTAGTGGAGGTACTTATTTAAACTCTACAGCTACCAACGGCGGTAGTTCTTCAATTTCAGGAACTGGTCTTACTACTATTTCTACTGTTGGAGGTGGTGGTGTTATCAATGGAACAGGTCAAGTTGGTGGTAGCGGTGGTGGTGCTTATGGCGGAGCTGCTGGCGGTGCTGCTGGGACTGCAAATCAAGGATATGCTGGTAGCCCTTCAGGTAGTGGTGATGGCGGTTGTGCTGGCGGTGGTGCTGGTGGAACTGGTACTACTGTTAGCGGAACTACAGGGGCAACAGGCGGTACTGGTGTAGCAGTAGCTATTTCAGGATCATCAACTTATTATGCTGGCGGTGGTGGCGGTGGTGGTTATCAAGGTAGCACTAGCGGTGGTGGCGGAAATGGCGGTGGTGGTTCTGGTGGCGGTAATGCTGGTGGTACAAATACTGGCGGTGGTGGTGGTGGCGCAAGAATGAATAACCAAACATCTGGTTTAACAGGTGGTGGTGGTGGTTCTGGTGTTGTAATCTTATCTGTACCTACTGCAAACTACTCAGGAAAAACTACTGGTAGCCCGACTGTAACTACATCAGGAAGCAATACTATCTTAACTTTTACTGGTTCTGGAACTTACACTGCATAAGGAATATATGTCACATTTTGCTAAAATAGAAAATGGAATAGTAACTCAAGTTATCGTAGCTAACGATGATTTTGTTGTCTCTGAAAAAATCGGAGATCAAGTTGTATGGAAACAAACTTCATATAATACTCATGGTAATGTTCATTATGGTCCTGATGGAATGCCTGATGGAGGAACTGCACTCAGAGGAAATTATGCTGGTATAGGTTATATCTATGATTCAGTTAATGATGTATTTTATGCTCCAAGACCTTTAGACATTCATGGTTTACCATGCACAAAATGGACTATTGGTGCTCCAAATTGGGAATGGAACCCTCCAATCCCATGCCCAATCCTATCCCCTGACCAAAACCCTCCAATTTATTATGGATGGGATGACGCAGCTAATGCTTGGGTTCCACTTAATTCAGTAGGCGAATAAATGTTCGGAAGTTACCCATTTTCTGGGGCTCCGTTTGCGGGACTTTATAACACTATCACGACCTACTCGGTCACGATTGTTGAAACTGGGAATGCTCAAGCAACTCAATCGGTACTGGTGCTTGTCTATGTAACAGTATCAGAAGCAGCAAACGCAGTAGATTCAGTCTCTCAAAATACAACTGCTCCATTGACGGTCACAGAGACTGCTACTGCAACGGATACTCAGTCCGAGTCTATGTCGGCTCCAATATCAGTTTCTGAGACTGGATCAGCAGCGGATACCGTTTCAGAAAGCATGACTGCAGCTACTACGGTTTCTGAAGCTGGAAATGCTATAGACACTGTTAGCGAAAACACAACTGCTCCAGTTTCTGTTTCAGAAGCTGGTAATGCTACAGATTCTCAGTCGGAAACAATGTCGGCTCCAATATCAATATCTGAGGCAGCAAGCGCAACAGATACCATTTCTGAGTCCATGACAGCTCCGATAAGCGTTTCTGAATCAGGATCTGCATTGGATACCATTTCAGAGAATATGACGGCTCCTGTCGTGATTTCAGAGGCTGGAAACGCAGTTGATACCGTTTCAGAAAATACAACCACCCCTCTTGTGGTAACTGAGGCTGCTAATGCTACAGATTCTCAGTCGGAAACAATGTCGGCTCCAGTGACTATATCTGAAGCTGGTAATGCTGTAGATACCGTTACTGAAAACATGACAGCTCAGGGTGTTATTTCAGAAGCTGGATCTGCAGTAGATGCGGTATCAGAAAATACAACTGCTCCAGTTTCAGTAACTGAAACAGCAAACGCTACAAATACTCAGTCTGAAACAATGACTTCTCCAATTTCTGTAAATGAAGCTGGAAATGCTCAAGATGCTCAATCTGAGAATATGACAGCCCCAATATCGGTAGTTGAAGCAGCAAATGCTCAATCCGCCCAGTCTGAAAACATGATTGCGTCAGTTACAGTGACTGAAGCTGCTAATGCAATAGATACTGTTTCTCAAAATGTAACGGCTTATTTGGCTGTTATTGAGACAGCTAATGCGGTAGACACTCAAACTCAAAACATGATTGCGCTGCTGGCGGTGGCTGAGTCAGGTTTAGCCTCGGATACTGCTTCAGAGTCAATGACGGCTTATCTGCAGATGGCAGAGACAGCTTCAGCTCAAGATTTAGTAGCCGGAAACATGATTGCTTCGCTGAATGTTGCGGAAGCGGGTTTAGCTAACGACATTATTAGCCAAGTAATGGTTGCTTCTTTAAATATAAATGAAGCAGCTTTTGCACAAGATTCTACAGACGCAACAAACTATGTCATAGTTGCAGTCGTAGAGCAAGGTAATGCAGTAGACATTTATATTTGTGCTCCTATTTTCCAAAGATCGGATAAAGTATGGCACGTAGGCGCAAGACCGACAAATTGGCAAGTAGCACAAAGATTGGATTATTGGCACGTTCCACAAAGACAGGATTATTGGCAAGCTCATGAATAGTTACATTTTAGAAAAACGGACCTCCGAGTCAATTTGGTACGATATTGATTGCACCTATATTCTTGACACTTTGGAAACTATTACCAGTATTACTTCCGTAACTTCCGATCAATTAGGACTTACTTTATTAGCTCCGGCAGTAAACCCAAATCCAATAACTTTCCCCGATGGCCAAATAGCTGCAGCGGGTAAGGTTATATCGGTTCAAATTTCCGGGGGTATAATTTCTGATCCCCAAATCAATCAGCTTTATACGATTAGGGCTTTATTTGTGACTACTGAAAGTAATACACGCGAAGCTACTGTTTTGCTAAACGTAACTAATATTCCTACTCAAACAGGAAGGATTTGCTAATGCCATTACAAGCAGGATACTCAAAAGAAATTGTTCAAAACAATATCCGTGAACTTATTAAAGCTGGGCATGATCCTAAACAATCTATGGCTATTGCTTACTCTAACGCCCGTAAAACCCATGGCGTAGACGAAGTAGAGACCGAAGAAATGAAAAAATCCCACAAACGGGATTTAAAAGAAGAACCGGACTCAAAAATAGTAGCTTTCATAGTCTATACGGATAATGACAAAATCCTTTGGATGAAACGGACTAAAGATAATACTTGGGGCTTTCCAGGAGGGCATGTAGAAGATGGAGAATCCCCAATTGAAGGAGCTATTAGAGAATCTCGTGAAGAAATCATGCATGTTCCCGAAACAGGCCTTAATTTGATCTATTCTGAGGGTAAGGTGCGTTTGTTTGGATGTAATGATGGCGAATTCAAACCTGAGCTTAACGAAGAGCATAGCGACTTTGTATGGGCTACTATAGAGGATGCACCAGAAGACTTGTTTCCGAAAATTGACGGGGACGAAGAAAAGATCGCTGAAGCTGCTGAAGCAAACGCTTCTGGTATGGATAAACGTGAGTATGATACTAATGGATGGTTTGAAGTAAAAGATAATCCATTGTCCATGGTAGGTATTTTCCCTTATTCTGGGCGTTCAGTTTCCCCAGAATGCGATCAAGATAAAATTTATATGGTTTACCGCCCAGCTGAAGAGCTTGGCACTCAAGAATGTATTGATTCCTTTAAGTTAATCCCTTGGATTGATAACCACGTAATGCTAGGAAGCGAAGATGCTGGATTAACCCCATCTGAACAAAAAGGCGTACAAGGAGTTATTGGCCAAGACGTGTACTTTGACGGTGCAACTCTTAAAGGTAATATTAAAGTATTTTCCGAAGCAATGGCTAATCTCATTGCTAATGGTAAAAAAGAATTGTCCTGCGGATACCGTTGCAGATACGAATACGCTCCAGGTACTTACGATGGAGTAAAGTATGACTATGTGCAACGGGATATTCGAGGCAATCATCTAGCTCTTGTGGAGAATGGACGCATGGGCCCCGATGTAGCAGTTTTAGATCATTTCACTTTCACTGTAGATAACAAGGAGTTTTTAAACATGGCTGAAGAAAACAAAGAAGTCGGGTCTGAAAAGACTGAAATGACTTTAGAGGAAGTTCATAAGTTCCTCGAAGAAGTTATGCCAAAATTGGCAAAAATCCAAAAATTAACAGGTCAACAATTTGGTTCAGCTGGTTTAGAAGCTGTTACTGATGAAGATATGACCAAACCTGATGGCGACGAAGAGAAGCCAGGCGAAACTAAAGACGAAGAAGAACCAATCGTCCAAGGTGGCCAAAAGAAAGAAGAAAAAGAAGGCCAGCGTGCTGAAGGCATGGACGCAGCAGCTATTGCTCGTACTGTTGAAGCCAATATGGTTATGAAATCTAAGTTATACAATCAACTTTCCGCTCATATCGGTGCATTTGACCATTCGGATATGGATTTGGATAAGATGGCTAAGTATGGCTGCAAAAAGCTTGGCTTGGATGCTACTAAAGAAGCTCGTGTAGTTGCTTTGGAAGCATTCCTTAAAGGCAAGGGTAACCCAAGTCACGTAGCTATGGATTCTGTAGCTCGCAAGGGTAATTTCGTTCAACGTTTTTTAAAAGGTAAATAATCATGACTGCTGCGACTTTCCAATCCACAGTTAACGTCAATCTGGGATTTGGTATTCCCGGTGAATTGATTGTTGACGGTCCACAACGTGTAGATTCTTTAACCCTTGATTCCACTGGTGGAACAATCGGTTTGGCATTTACAAAATCTAACTCTACTAACGTAGCTACCCAAGGCGGTACAGTTGGCACTGGCATTCTATTTGCCGGTATTTTGGTCAATCCAAAATCTTATGCCTCCTACGGCGCAGTTGGTGGTGCTCCATTAGATCCAACTTTGTTCTTAGGTCCAAACAGTCAAGGTGAATTCATGACTATGGGTACTATTTGCGTAACCTTAGTTGGTGCTGCAAATATCGGTGATTTGGTTCAATATAATCTGACCACTGGCGTTCTTTCTACCGTAGCTCCTGGTGCTTCTGCTACAACTGGTAACGCATTGATTCCTAATTGCGTGGTTTGGAATTACCCAACAACCGGTACTGGCTTAGCCGCTATCCGTATCACTGAATAATAAGGACTGAAACATGAACAAATCTATCGAACGCAGCTCAATCGCTCCCCGCCAAGTTGGCGCGGTGCAAATGTCTGCCGATGACGTCGCCGATTACGCTGCTCTCGGTGACCTCGGTATTAACTTCGGGGCACAAAATCTGAAGGCAATGGCTAACTACGCAATGGATACTCAAAGCGACGTTACCTCTCCTTCTATTACTACTCCAGTACAATTCTTGCAAAACTGGCTTCCTGGCTTTGTTAAAGTAATCACAGCGGCTCGTAAAATTGACGAACTTGTTGGTATTACTACAACAGGTTCTTGGGAAGATCAAGAAATTGTTCAAGGCCTCTTGGAGCCAATTGGTAACGCCGTTCCTTATGGCGATTACACCAACGTTCCTTTGGCATCTTGGAACACTAACTTCGTTCGCCGTACAGTTATCCGTTTTGAAAAGGGTATCAAAGTAGGTATGCTTGAAGAAGCTCGTGCAGCTCGTATCCGTATCAGCACTTCTGCTGAGAAACGTGCTTCCGCTGCTTTAGCTCTTGAAATCCAACGCAACTTAGTAGGTTTCTACGGTTTCAATAATGGTAGTAACTTGACTTATGGTTTCTTGAACGATCCAGGTCTACCAGCATACGTAACAGTTGCTGCCACTGGTACAGGTGGCTCAACATTGTGGTCTACAAAGACTTTCTTGCAAATCGTTGCTGACATTCGTGTTGCTGCAGCTCAGTTGCAAAATCAATCTCAAGATACCATTAACCCGGAAGATGTGGAATTGACTTTGGCATTGCCAACAATTAGCTACCAATATCTGTCAGTAACTTCTGACTTCGGTATTTCAGTTCGCGATTGGCTTGCTAAGACTTATCCAAAACTGCGTGTAATTTCAGCTCCTCAGTTGAATGCAGCAAACGGTGGCGCTAACGTATTCTACCTCTATGCCGAAATGGTAGCTGATGGTGGTAGTGATGATGAGCGCACATGGGTGCAAGTAGTTCCTGCTAAATTCCAAGCTTTAGGCGTGGAAAAGCAAGCTAAGGCATACGAAGAAGATTACGCCAATGCAACAGCTGGTGTATTGCTTAAGCGTCCTTATGCTGTAGTTCGTTACTCTGGCATTTAATTGATGTAGAATGGGAAGACGGGGGAAACTCCGTCTTTCTTAACATCAAAAAGGAAAATTAAAATGTCAAAAAACTATGTGTTTTCAACTTTAGCCAATGACCAACTTTACACAAATTGGATAGCTGGCGGCGGAGATATTCCTATTAAAGGACATGCTGTTCTAATTAAAGGCGGAACAGGTGTAGCAGACGATCGATTGATTACTCCATTAGGCGTATCAACAGAAATTACCGATTATGATTTAGAAGAACTTCAAAAGAATCCTTCATTCAAAAATCATGAAAAAGAAGGATTTATAACAGTAAAAGCTAAAAAAGCGGAAGCTGAAAAAGTAGCTGCTGATATGAATTTGAAAGATGAGTCAGCACCATTAACTGATGCGGATTATCAAAAAGAAGATGGCCCAAAGGTAGGAAACATCTAATATGACGTCTATTACACCAGTCTACAACGACGAAGCATTTCGGAACCAATTTCCTCAATTTGAGAATACTACTTTGTTTCCTCCTGCTCAACTTGAAGGTTGGTGGACTATGGGTACTGCGTATATCAACATAGATAATAACTATCCTTGGAATTTTCAATCCAAACAATTGCAATTAGCTATTGATCTTATGTGTGCCCATTTAGCGGCATCTTTTAGTCTTATAAATGCAGGAATTCCTGCAGTCGTAGTACAAGGTTCGGCCGAGGGTACAGTTAATGTATCCCTTGTGCCGCCTCCAATTAAAACAGCTTTCGGTTGGTGGTTAGCTACTACTCCGTATGGCAACCAATTAAGAGCTTTATTACGCATTGTAGCTAACGTAGGTTTATACGTTGGTGGTAGTCCAGAAAACTTAGGATTCCGTAGGGCCGGCGGGTACTTTGGATGAAGCAATTAAATCTCGATAAAATAAAGCTTACGCTTGAGCGTGTGCCGGAAGAATTTGAGAATTTAGTTGCGCAAGTAGGTTTTCCATCCGGATTCAGTTATGAAAATGGAATGACAGTTGCTGAAGTGGCGGCAATCAATGAGTTTGGCGCTCCAGCAGCTAAAGTACCAGCAAGACCTTTTATGAGACCTACAATCAAAAATTACAAAGATGATTGGGTTAAACAAGTTGCTAGTGATATACCAAGAGTAGTTTTAGGTCAACAAACTGCTTTTGATACTTTGGAAAAATTAGGTAGAGTAGCTGCTATGAACATGAAAGAACAAATTACTAATACTAATTTTCCTCCAAATGCTCCTTCTACTGTAGCAAAAAAAGGATTTAACGCTCCATTAAGAGATACCTTTTATATGAGAGATACAGTCCAGAACGCAGTTAATAAAGCTGGTTCAGATTTTACTAAAGGCTAATAATGAATCTGCGTGGCATTGCTAATAAATACATTCAAGTAACCAATCCCAACCAAGAAATAAATTGGGTACAATCAAACGGTTATATAACTGATGATGCTGGTAAAAGAACGCCTAAAACTATTACTTTAACAGTACAAGCACAAATACAAGCATTAAGCGCTACTGATCTAAAGCATATAGATGGTTTAAATATTAACGGCATTATGCGTTCGGTCTATATGTATGGTAATGCAGCTGGCGTAGTTAGAGCTGATCAAATAGGCGGTGATATTTTGGTATTCCCAGAAACGCCTAAAGGATGCAATAAAAATTGGCTTATTACTCAAGTTATGGAAACATGGCCTGATTGGTGTCACGTTATAGTAACTTTACAACAGGACTAATTATGGCCGTAGTAATAGACATAAATGATCAAGACGTATTTACGGCTATGAGGACTTTTTTAAAAAGCTTCATTCCTACTGAAGTACAAATTGTGCAAGCCCAAGACAATAAAGTTCCTATGCCAAAAGGTGGTTTTATCACCATGAACAATACGGGTATGGATCGCTTATCTTTTAACATAGATAACTATCAATCCGTAGTTCAAGGCAAAACAGTTTTAACCCCTACGAAATACTCAATGCAATTAGATTTTTATGGTCCAAGTTCACAAATTTGGGCAGTGGAAACTATGGCATTGTTTCGTGACGAATATGCAACGGAGATTTTCCCGCCAAATATTCAACCATTGTATGCAGACGATCCTATCCAAATTCCTCTTATTGATGGAGAAGCACAATATGAGCAAAGATGGAAACTGGTAGCCAGTTTACAATATAACCCAACCCTATCAACTCAGCAACAATCGACGCAAGCTGTTGATATTGGACTGGCTCCAATAGATCAGACATTTAAACCCTAGGAGAATTTATGAGTACCATTCCTTTTTCGCAAGTAGTACAAGTAGTACCTTCAGTCTTATCGGCTAATGGTATAGCAGTTGATCTAAATGGTCTAGTGCTTACTCAAAATGCTCTAGCCCCTTATGGCACTGTATTAAATTTTGCTGATGCCGCAGGAGTTCAAAGTTATTTCGGAGCCAGCTCAGACGAAGCTACTGTTGCTAGTATTTATTTCAATGGCTACCAAAATGGCACTCAATTGCCCGGTAGTTTATTGATGACTTGTTATCCAGAAGTAGCTATTCCTGGTTGGCTACGCAGTGGCTCTATGGCTTCTGTAACTTTAGGCCAATTACAAACCTTTACCGGTACTTTGGCAATTACTATTGCCGGCGTAGTTCAAACATCCGGAGCAATCAATTTAAGCGCCGCAACAAGCTTTAGTTCAGCAGCTTCTATTATTCAGTCCGGATTTACTAGCCCTGGCTTTACAGTGTCTTATAACTCAACTCAGTCGGCCTTTGTATTTACTACTACTGCTACTGGTGCAACTCAAACAGTTGGTTTTGCTGCAACTAGTACTTTAGCTACTAATTTGCGTTTAACTCAAGCAACTGGAGCTATTGCTTCCCAAGGGGCAAATGCTGGTACTCCTGCTGACTTTATGGCTAATATTTTGACTCAAAATCAAAACTGGGCAACCTTTATGACTGTTTGGGAAGCTTCCCTTACAGAAAAAGAAGCATTTGCCCAATGGAGTAATTCTGCTTCCCCCCGTTGGTTATATGTTTGCCAAGACTCAGATGTTAACGTTTTAACCGATAATAGCACAATTACTTTTGGTAATTATTTGCAAGTAAATGAACTTATTGGTACTTGCCCAATTTATGGCAATTTAACCCACGCAGCTTTTGTTTGCGGTTTTGCTGCTTCTTTGAATTTTAATCGTTTAAATGGTCGTGCAACTTTAGACTTTAAATCTCAATCTGGCTTAGTACCTTCTGTAACTAATTCAACTCAATACACTGCTGTTTTGAGTAATGGTTATAACTGCTACGGTGCATTTGGATCAAATAACCCAGCTAACAACGCTAACTGGTTTACCCCAGGTTCAGTATCTGGTAAATGGCTATGGGCGGATACTTATTTAAACCAAATCTGGCTAAATGCTAACTTACAATTGTCTATGGTGAATTTATTGACTCAAGTAGGTGCAATTCCTTATAACTCACAAGGTAATGGTTTGATCTATTCTGCTGCTTTAGATCCAATCAATTCAGCTACAAACTTTGGGGCAATTCGTGCTGGCATTAACGTTTCAGCTGCACAAGCTGCTGAAATTCAGTATGCTTTAGGATTTAACGCTGCTCCTACCATTGCTTCCCAAGGCTTCTACTTGCAGATTCTGCCAGCTACAGCTCAGACTCGTGCTGCACGTCAGTCTCCTCCGATCACTCTGTATTATCAGGATGGCGAAGCAGTACAACAAATCACTATGGCTTCTATTGCAATTCAATAAGGAATAAATTATGTCAACAATAACCTCAGCAAATTCGGTCCTAACACTTGCCATCAACAATTACTTTCCCGTACCCCAGGTAATTCGGGGTTACGCAGTAGATGATGCTTTTGAAGGCGAAGCAGTTCAACAATCAGAAGTTCTAATGGGCGTAGATAATATTTTGTCTGCTGGTAAGGTATTCGTGCCTTACAAAATGACTATTCATTTACAAGCAGATAGTCCTAGTATTTTCTTATTTGATTCATGGCGTAATGCTCAAGATGCGGCAATGGATGTTTTTTCTGCTAGCGGCTCAATTACGTTACCGTCCACAAGTATGGTGTATACTTTACAAAATGGCTACTTAACAATGGCAACTCCGTTTCCAGCTGTTAAAAAGACATTGCAACCAGTAGTGTACGAGATTACTTGGCAAAGTATTATTGGCGGTCAGATTTAATAAGGAATGATCTAAAAAATGGCTAGAAAAGAAGCGTCATTTGTAGCACAAACAGGCCGTGATAAGGGAAAAGAATTTCTTATCACGGAAATGAGTGCTACCCAAGCAGAAAATTGGGCTATCAAAGCTGTTCTTGCCATAGGTAATGCTGGCATAGAAATACCTGATACTTTAGTTTCTCAAGGCATGGCGGGATTAGTTGCAGTAGGTTATATGAATCTGCTTAAAATCCCATTTGATGCGGCTAAGCCACTTTTAGATGAAATGATGGGTTGTGTGCAATTTATCCCAAGTCCAAATATTAAAAGATTTTTAATAGAAGATGATATTGAAGAAGTATCAACTAGACTTGCTTTACGTAAAGCAATTTGGAATCTTCATATGGATTTTTTTTTAGGAGAAAAAGAATCGACTTCGGAGTCCAAAGCACAACCCAATCATCAAAACGACTCATTGAGTATCAAGCCACTTCGCAAACGATAGCAACTGTAATATCGTCAAAAATGGCTACATTACATGAATTAGATACCGTTTACGGTGTTGAAGATTTATGGATACTTATTGAAATTAGTGCTGTAGACAGGCATAATGCCTCTTTAATGAGTTCTAAATAATGGCTACTGTAATAGATTCGCTGCTTATAGAACTGGGGCTTGATGCCTCTGGTTTTGATAAATCGCAAAAGAAAGCGGTTGATTCTCTTAAAAAAATGGAGGATCAAGCTAATAAGTCTTCCAAACAAAACCAAAAAGGCGCAAAAGAAACTGCAGAAAGTTTCGACAAAGTTACTGAATCAGTAATGAAACTTGGAGTAGCTGCTTTTGGTGTTGCTGGACTTAAAAGCTTAATTACTTCCGTAACTCAAACTAATACCCAACTTAATCGCCAGTCTAATATGCTTGGCATCAACGTTAATAGTTTAGCGGCATGGGGTCAAGCGGTAAAAGCAATGGGCGGTAATGCAGAAGATTTTGCCGCTTCTATGCAAAACATGGAAGGCGGGCTAACTGCTTTTAGTCTTGGGCTTGGTGGTGAGGAAGTATTTACAGGGTTAACTCGTTTAGGAGTTGGACTTAAAAATGGCAAAGTTGATTTATTAGAACTTTCTAAAGCCCTTATTAAAGTTAAAGAAGAAAAAGGCATACAAGCTGCTTTAGCTTTATCAGCTCCTTTAATGGGGGCTGATACCTTTTATTTGCTTACCCAAAGCGTAGATAAAACAAAAGAGCTTGTAGAGCAACAAGCAAAACTTAATAAAATTACCCAAGAAGGCGCACAACAATCTGCTGCTTTTACGGAAAAAACTGTTGCTTTAGAAACATCAATGATGGGGTTAAAAAATTCCATCATGGGTCAAATGTACCCTGCTTTAAATGAATTAGCAGACATAGCTATTTCTGCAATGGAAGGCTTTAAAGGTCTTGACACTTCCCTGGGTGGAGCAGCATCTAAAGTAGCTGCATTTGAAGCCGTAGCGATCCCTTTAATAGCTATAGCAGCTGGTCTTGGTTTAATTCCTTTAGGCGCAGGATTGGGTGTAGCTGCTTTGACTGGAGCTATTGGTGTTGCTGGTTATGGCGCTTACAATTATTTAACTGGTAAAAGCGATACACCCGCTCCAGGTATGTCCGGAGGTTCTTTAACTGGTAAAAGCGATACACCCGCTCCAGGTATGTCCGGAGGTTCTTTAACTGGTAAAAGCGATACACCCGCTCCAGGTATGTCCGGAGGTTCTTTAACCCAAAGATTACATAACCCCGGGGGATTAAAATTTGCAAATCAACCAGGAGCTACTTTAGGCGAAGGAGGTTTTGCTAAATTTGAAACCGAAGAAGCTGGAATAGCCGCCCAAAATGATTTACTAAATAGAAAAGCAAGCCAGGGTATGAACACCCTTAGAAAGCTAATTTACGGATCCAATGGTTCTTTGGGATGGCTTGGTAGTCCAAGTGGACAAGACTATAAAGACGCTCCTTCTTATCTTGCAGATATGGTGAAAAGAACTGGAATGAATCCTGACCAAGTTATTAGTAATTGGGATTTAGTCCGTAGAGCACAAGCAGGACATGAAGCCAGTACAGCTAATACAACTAGTGTAAGCACCCAAATCAACACTTTGAACGTACATACTCAAGCAACAAATCCAGACGGCATTGCAAAAGATATGAACGCTGCAATCCAACAAAGAGCAGTAATTGATTATGGCATTGTAGGAAATCAATAATGAGTTTAATTCCATACCCTAATGTTCCTCCTTTACCAGGAGTTCCAGCCATTAACAGAAATTCTGCAGGTTATGTAGGCGCAGCTTTAAAGATTGAGGCCCAACTTTTACCTAATAATTTATTTGGCACCAAATGGGCTATTACTGATGCTAGTGGAAATCTTGCTTTAGTTCCTGATTCTTTTGTTAATTTCGAATATAAAAACGAAAGAAAAATTCCAAACTACCCAGTAGAAGGCGGAAGCTTTTCTAACTATAATAAAGTAGCAATGCCTTTTGATTGTAGATGCGTAGTTACTTGTAGTGGTAATGGTTCTATGTCAAAGCAAGATTTTTTAGCTGCTATACAAAATTATTTAGATTCTTTAATTTTATTGACTATTTCTACACCGGATGCAAGTTATCCTAATTTGAATTTAGTTCATGTAGATTATAGAAGAGAAGCAAGACAAGGCGCTACTCTTTTATTAGTCCAATTATGGTTTCAAGAAATACGAATAGCCCAGAAATCAACTGCCCCNAATACAGCAGAACCCTCTGGATCCGTTNCAGTAGATATAGGCCAAGTATCCCCAGTTCCGCCATCTGCTGCACAAAATAAAAATATTTTGGGCCAAAAAGATGCAATAAACTTTGGCGTAAAAAACCCTAATTCTTGGGATTGATATGCAAATAATACCTTTAACTCCTGTTGCATCTCAAAACTTTACTATTCAACTTAGTAATCAAAATTGCAAAATCAATTTAAATCAAAAAAGTACTGGTTTATTTTTTGATTTGTTTATCGACGGCAACCCTATAGTTCAATCTATGCTTTGTTTAAATAGAGTAGGATTAGTAGCAGAAGCTTATCTTGGCTTTACTGGGCAATTAGTTTTTATAGATACCCAAGGTACTGATGATCCTAGTTATCAAAGTCTTGGATCCAGATTTCTTTTGACTTATTGGACTTTAATATGACCTTTGCAGTTCGTCAAATAAATCTTCAATTTTCTCAGGATAATGAAAACCCAGTTAATTTGACAGGTTTAAAATGCCAAGCAGTTATTTTAAACCCTAGTGTTTTGGCAAAACTCCAACTTAGAGTGTGGGGTATGACATTAGACCAAATGAATAGTTATTCTAATGTTGGTTCTAATGCCACAAATTTAACTAATAGAACTGTAACAGTTTCTGCTGGCATACAAGGACAAGTACTAGCCCAAATATTTTCTGGGAATATTATTTCCAGCTATATAGATTTTTCAAGCGTTCCTGATGTTTGTTTTGTTGTGGAAGCTTCTACTGGGGCAGAGTTTTTAGCAAGAGGAGCAGCTTCAACAAGTTACCCGGGGTCAGTTAATGCAGAAGACGTTATTCGCTCTTTAGCCTCATCTATTGACTATGGCTTTACTAATGGGGAAGGCGATAATGCCGCTCACGCTATTATTCAAAACCAACAACTAAATGGTTCAGTAATCCAGCAAATGCAAACTATAGCTAGAGCTTCTGCTATTCCAATGGTAATAGAAAACAATACTGTTTCAATATGGGCAAATGATGGATTTAGAGATGGTGTATCGATTACTTTAAACGAAGGTAATGGCATGGTGGGTTATCCTACTTATTGGGCGGCAGGATTTACAGTTAAGTCAGAATACAATCCTATGATCAGTATTGGAAGGCAAATAACTATTTCTTCTATTATCCCAAAAGCTAACGGTACATTTGCAATTCAATATGCAACTCATGAATTAAGCACTTTTATACCCGATGGTCCTTGGTTTACAACAGCAAGATTATCTCCGCCTCCCTATGTCCCAAACAACTAATTCATACCCAAGTAATTACACCCCCCAAAGTGCTGCTACTGAAATAGGACGATTACAACTTATTATTCAATCGGCTTTAGCTGGGTTAAGAACAGCTATGCCAGTTCAAGTTATAGCTGTTAGTAACTCTGGGGGATTAGCTCCTATTGGAACTGTAACCGTTCAGCCTATGATTAGTGCAATGGACGGATCCAAAAATCTATGGAAACATGCTCCTGTTTATAACGTTCCTTACATGAGGATACAAGGTGGCGCTAACGGAATTATTCTTGATCCTGTGGTTGGCGATATTGGTATTGCTACTGTATGTGATAGAGACATTTCGGCAGTAAAAAATACTAGTAAAGTTTCTGCCCCAGCTTCTCTTAGAAAAAATGATTTATCTGATATGGTTTATTTAATGACCATTATTGGCCAAGCACCAACTCAGTACATTCAATTTAATAGTGCAGGATTAACCATACATTCTCCTACAAAGGTTATAATTAACTCGCCAAGCGTGGAAATAGATGCTTCTAGTTCTTGTACTATAAATTCACCATCTATAGTATTAAATGGTGCAGTAAGTCAAGGTGCTGGTTCTTATGCAGGTAATGCTACATTTGGCGGTTCAATGACTGTTACGGGGGACGCTACAGCCAATGGAACAAGTGTTCATACTCATAAACATGGCGGCGTACAAACAGGCAGTGGACAAACAGGAACTCCAGTATGACCATTATTCAAACCTCATTATTACTAGATCAATCTGCTTGGGATTTAGTTCTTGATATCAATGGCAATATTGCTTTAGCCAGTACCCCTTATTCTATAGCTCAAGATGTTGCTTCAGCAACTAGAACTTTTTTAGGGGAATGTTGGTACAATACTTCTTTAGGATTACCATATTGGCAAGATATTCTTGGAGAAATGCCTCCTTTATCTTTTATTAAACAACAAGTGGTAGAACAAGCTTTTACTATTCCTAATGTGACTTCGGCTAATGCTACTTTTCAATCTTTTGAAAATAGACAACTTTCGGGGCAAATTCAAGTAATAGATACAGACGGAGCAATCAATAATGTGGCTTTCGGTGGATAAAATATGACAACCAATGTTCCAGCAATCACTTGGGTTAACGGTAGCCCAGTTCTTCCCGCTGAATTAGATATTTTAAGCGGAGTTCAAGAAGATATCAATACCGCTTTTGGTGGGGGGGTTAATTCTTCTTTACAAACACCCCAAGGGCAATTAGCGCAGTCAGAAACTGCTTTA